GCCTATACGCTTCGAGGCTGCCGGCGTTGTTCGCACCGACCACCTCTGTCCGGGCGATGCGCTCCGCGAAGCTCCGCTGGTACATGGGCTGCAGGTCGCGCAGGTCCCCGGCTATCTGTTGAATGGTGCGGCCCTGCTCGACGCCCTGGCTCAGGTGCAGGTGGATAGAATCGTACAGCGTCTTCGGCAGCGTCGTGATCTTGAGCTTCTTCGTCGCCAGCCACTCGACCACGCGCGGGTCGGTCAGGTCAAACGCGCCGCCACCCAGTTCCGCGATGGCCCGCGCCGCCCCGTCCTCTATGCTCGCACTCTCCAGCGGCATGAGTTGCTTGACGTAGACCTTGCCCGCCGCGTCCAGGTCGAACAGGTACTGGTCGGCCACGGCCTTGAGGCGCAGGTCCGGCACCGTCACGCGATGGCCCTTGCCGCCCTCGGCCTCCAGGTTGGCGATGACCTCGGCCAGCAGGTCTTCGTTGATGTCGCCGACCGTCCGGCGCATCCGCACTACCTGCGGCTCCAGGCGGTCTGTGAACGCCTTGAAGTGCGCCTTGTGGGCATCGCTACCGTACTCGCCCACGAGGCTCTTGTGGCGCAACGTCAGCACACTGGCGACCTTCGGCGGAGGGAGCGCCTTGGGTGGCGTCGGCTCCGCAGACACCGGCAGCGGCACGGGTGCGGCGGGTGCGGATGGCGGAGGCGGCTCCATACCCAGCGGTATGAGCATCGGGTTGACCAGAATCACGTCGCCGCCCTCTACGGGTTCCAGCCCGGCCTTCACGCGGCCCTCATTGACCCTGCGCCACGGCCCGCCCACAGACTGCGTGATGCGGGCGTCGCGGACATCCTCGCTCTCCTGTAGCTGCGGCATGTTCTCTTCGTCCGCGTACAACTCCAGGTCCTTGCCGAACCGGGGCACCAGCGACTCGTTCAGCGTGCCCAGTATCTGCGTCATCTCGCCGTCAAGGATCGTGGCCCGCCAGAACCGCCGCTCCTGCACGTCGGCGTTCGCCAGCACGCTAGCATCAGAATAGTCCTGCACCACGATGGGCGGCGTCTTGAACATCGCCAGAATCTCGCCCTTGCTCAGGCGGGCGAGGTCGGTGAAGCTGCCTTCCTTCTTGCCGTCGCTCAGGATCGTCGCGGTCATGCTATGCGGCAGGACGGCGGGAATGCCCGCCTTGTCCGGCCCGGCGTGCTCCTCAGTCCAGGCCTTCTGTATCTCCTTCGCTTGGTCCTTGTCGAGCCCCGGCGTGTTCGGCGTCAGGATGAACGGGGGTGTCGCGCCGCGCCGCAGGTAACTGTTGTTGTACCGCCGCACCGCGATGTCTAGATTGATGCTGGGTTCGCCCGCCTGGATGACCGGCTGCCCGCGCAGGCCACCCATCGGTGAGAACCGCTTGCACTGGATGATGGCCTCGGCAGGGATGAATGTCTCCGCGCCGGCCACCGTGTGTAGCCAGCCCACAATCCGGCCCGCCGTGACCTTCGGCTTCATGCGGGGCGGAAGCAGCAGGTACATGGCCTGCGGCCTCTGCGGGTTCGGCCCGAGGGCGATGAACGCTTCTCCGGCCAGGTCGCGGTAGGACGACAGCCCGCCCACGAACCACGGCCAGTTCTCCCCATCGTTCACGTATTGCAGCAGGTCAAGCAGCTCGTGGCTGTCAATGTCCTCGCCGCTCTTGCGGTTGCGTAGCTTGATGGGCACGGAGGCGCAGGCATCGGCCCGCGCCACGACACAGGCGTTAACCCAAATATTCTTCTCGTAGGACTGGAGGTAGTTGCTCTGGTCCACGTCGGACGCGGCCTGCGGGTTCGCGCCCACGATCATGCGGGCCAGCGCGTCGTCACTGTTCGCGGCCAGGGCCTTCTGCACCAAGGCATAGGCTTCCGTAGCGGTGAACATTGGCTCCGGGTCGGGTGCCGACGTGATGATCCGCTTGCGCCACGGGAAAAGATTCATGGTGTGTGTTACCGTAATGCTTCTTTACCCGTTTACCCGTAGCCCCTACTACACGAGCCAGAAGTCGGCCGGAGCAGCTTGTGTCGCTGCCCACAGAGCCAGGAGTAGCGCGTCTACATAGTCCGCGTTGACCCCGGCCCGCTTGTCCCAGCGGTAGGAGCGCAGGCCCATGACCAGCTGCTCCTGCCCCGGAGGGATAGCGACTTGCCCCTGCTCAAACAACAGTATCGCGTTGGTCACGAGCTTAGTGCGGGCGACGTGCCAGGTCGCGGTCGCGGCGTCGTGCGTCTCCGTCTGCCCCCCGGTGAAGACCACGCCCGTACTCTCGCAGGTGAGGTTCTGCCGGATGCCCCAGCCGATGCCCGTCTGGTCTATCCACAGCGGCACCCTGAAGTGCGCTTGTGCCGCCTCCATGTGCCCTTGCAGTATGGGTGCGGGCAGCACATCCCAGGCCCCGTAGACCTCAGGACAGTAAAGCCCCCCTGCCTCCGTCGTGTAGACAATGACGCTCTGGTCGCGGCCCTCGCCAGACACGTCAGCCCCGAGCGCGATGCCCTTGCGGTCAGACTGCTCGGTGCCCATGCTGGAACAGAGGCTCGCGCCCCGCTCCAGCGCCGCGTCAAGGTACTCGGCGCGGAAGACCGCTTCGCTGCTGCTGCCAAACTGGCCCTCGAACTCCTCGCCCCACTGCGCCCCCGTGTACTGCGGGCGCTCCCGTGCATACCATGCCTCGTCATACTCAGGCACGTCGCGCCACGTGTGGTGAAAGTAGCGCCACTCGCTACCCGCCACCTGCGCCTGTAGGGAGAGGGAGTGAAACAGGTCGCCTTCGAGCGATGGGCTGCTGAGTACCGCCACGTTACCCGACCGGCTCACCGTCGGGCGCACCGACTGCCACATCTCGGCCTGCCACGGCAAGTACGCGAACTCGTCAAAGACTACATCGGAGGCGGAGGTCGTGCGGCCTGCGTTCTCGGAGGCGCTCTCGGCAAGAATCCGGCTCCCGTTCGCGAAGCCCAGCTCCAGTGTGTTGTCAACCGTCAGCGCCACCGGGAAGGGCGGGTTGCAGGACGACGCGGCCTGCCGGGCGATCCGCAGTAGTTCCTTTGCCGTGGCCTCCTTGCGTGAGACCACCAGCACCGTGCGCCCCGGCGTCTGGCAGCGGGCCAACTTCTGTATCATCACCGTGGTCGAGTAGCCGCACTGTCGCGGCTTGACCGACAGCACCGGGCCGCCGGCGTCGAGCGCCCGCATGTACTCCGCCTGAAAGACCCACGGGACGAACTGCACCACGCCCCGCGTCGGATGGGTCACGCAGGGCCGGTACAGCTTGCAGAAGGCTACGCTGTCACGGGTGGCGGCGTCGGCCAGCAGCGCCTCAATTGCTCGCGTCTGTTCCGCCATCGCCTGGTTCATCGCCAGCCTCGTCGCCCTGGTGCTTGTACGGGCCACCGTTGCCGAGTATCGCCATCGCCTCCTCGGCGGTGAGATGCGCGAAGGCGACCGGCGGCTTGCCTGCCTCCCCGTGGAGGCCGAGGGACTGCGAGACCGCGCCCTCCGTGCGGGCCAGTGCCTCCTTGATGGCAGCCACGTCGCCCTCCCGAACCTTGCGCTCAAGTGCTACATAGGCCGTCTCTCGCAGGTCGCACTTCAGTATGTTGTAGGGTTCACAGGCCTTCTCCCACCGTTCGGTTCGCCTTACCGCACGCAAGGTGTCCTCTGTAGTCTGGATGGCATCGGCGATGGTCTCCCAATCATTGTCTTTGACGCGGCGCAGGTAGGCAGCAACGCCCAACTGCTTGTCGCTGATTGATTCACCTGTCAATTTGCCCATAATCACGAACTCTCCGAACGCCTGCCCTCCAGAATCGCAAAGACCTCCGCTGCTGCGGAGGCCGATGGTGTGCAACGGGGCGGCTATGCCGCTATAACCGAAACCGCGTGCGCCACGAGCAGTCCGCGTTCACACAACTCTGTTGCCGGTATTGCCACAAAATATGTGCCGTCGTAGTTATCAATTAGCCTGCGCGGTTCTGCCAGAATCCCTTGCCGCCGAACCTCATCAAGGTCAACTAGTATCCATTCACCGATGCTTCCTGTTGTGCTCTGCCAGCAGTATAGATACCATCGGGCATAACCCGCCTGCAATTTGGCAAGTTCAGTATCTGCCCCCGTGTCCCGCCGCGCCCTTACCGTCCAGTCGCGGAAGGCGCATCTTGTCCGCCGAATGCGAACGGCCACATCCCCGCCTATCACTGTCACCACAAAATCAGTGGCACGCTTTAAGTCTGCTTCGGCATCTGCTATGCGAACATCCAACAGGTGCATGGCGTTCGCTTTGAGTATGCTGACAACTTGCGGGTTGAGTTGGTTAGCCCAATCCCAATCACTTCGAACTGACTGCCTCACGCTACCTCCACCGCCTCGTTACCCCATGCCACGAATCCGTCCCGCGCCGTTCTCGCAAACATTTCGAGCCGCGGAGCTGGTGTCGCCGCGATCACCCGCTCATAAAAGACATCCGGCTTCTCGGAATGCCGCGTCACGGGCGCATCGAACGATAACTTCAAGCCCAATTGTTCGAGCTTGAGACCGCCGCTACGGGCGAAGATCACGTGCTCTGTGTTGTACATCCACGAGTAGGGCGTGAAGCCCGTTGGCTTTACCCACGTCATCAGGCACTGATACTTGAAGCCCCACTCTTCACACAGGCGCAGTCCGTCTGGCAGGTACTTCTGTGTCACCCACAGATACAAGTGGCAGCCATCGTCTGCGGCGAGGTCGGACACAGGCAGCAGTCCGATCTGCTCAAGTGTCATCACCGGATAATCAAGCGCCGCAGATTGATTCGGGCGCTCTTCGCGTTCGATCTTCTGGACCGGCCAAGGTGGGTCTATGACGAGGCAGCGGAACTTGGCTTCTGGCAACGGCGGCAACTGCGTGTTCCCGTCCTGCTGTTCAGATAGAACTTGCTTGATGGCGCTTCCGGTCGCTTTGCCTTCGGCAATCAGGTTGAGGATGGGCACCTGGAGTTCGGTGGGCATCCGCTCCACGCGCTTCAGGTCCTTCTCGTTGCGCTGTAGGTC